ATCACAGGGACTTCTTCCCTACATTGGCGCACGATAAGGAATAAAAATGAAACAAGATAACCCAATGTTGATTGCTGAAACCATGCAAGGTCAGATGGAGGGTGATGAGGTAATGTCTGAAGACGAACTTCAAGGCGTTATTTCTGCTGAAATTTATGACGCTATTTCTTTCATAGATGATGACATTGGTGGCAATCGTGCATTGGCTACTGAGTACTATTATGGTCAGCCATTTGGTGACGAAGAAGAAGGCCGTTCACAAGTAGTATCAATGGATGTGCGTGATACTGTGCAAGGCATATTACCAAGCCTGATGCGTATTTTCTTTGGTCCAGAGCGTGTGGTTGAGTTTGCCCCCAATGGTCCTGAAGACGTACAGTCTGCTGAACAAGCTACAGACTATGTTGACTTCATCTTTAAGCGTGATAACCAAGGCTTTAAGATTCTCCACTCGGCATTCAAAGATGCTTTAGTACGCAAGTGCGGTATTGTGAAGTACTGGTGGGATGAGTCTGTAGAAGTCAAGGCTGAGTCATTTTCTATGCTTGATGAGCAGACAATGATGTTCTTAACGCAAGACCCAGACATTGAGATTTCTGCGGTGCGTGAGTATCCAATACCTGGCATGGCAGAACAGAATGCCGCCCAAGGTATTATGACTCCACCACCCATGATGTACGATGTAGAGATCAAGCGCAGAATTAAGTCAGGCAAGGTAAAGATTGAAGCTCTACCCCCAGAGGAGTTCCTGATTGACCGCAGAGCAAAGTCCATTGATGAGGCTACTTTTGTAGGCCACAGGACTATGAAGACTGTTTCCGATCTAGTCGCTATGGGTTATGACTATGATGAAATGGTTGAAGTAGCGGGTAATGGGAATGACTTTGATAACAATCAAGAATACATAGCCCGTAATCCATTTGCCGTTATCAGTACTGCAAACAATGGTGATCCATCTAGTAAGAGTGTTCTCTACATTGAAGGCTACTTAAAGGTAGACTTTGATGGCGATGGCATTGCTGAGATGCGTAGAGTTTGTACAGTTGGTACTGGCAATAAAGTTCTGCGAAACGAAATTGTTGATGACCGACAGTTTGCAAGCTTCTGTCCAGACCCAGAACCCCATACCTTTTTTGGTATGTGTCCTGCTGACGTAGTGATGGATATTCAGCGCATCAAGTCTAATGTCCAACGTGGCATCTTAGATTCTTTGGCTCAGTCCATCCATCCACGCACTGCCATCGTAGAAGGACAAGCCAACATGGAAGATGTCCTTAACACAGAAGTTGGTGCTGTAATTCGCATGAGAGCGCCAGGTATGGTTCAGCCGTTTACTACTCCTTTTGTTGGTCAAGCCGCATTCCCAATGCTTGACTACTTGGATGACATTAAACAGACCCGTACAGGTATTTCTAAGGCCGCATCAGGGCTAGATGCAGACGCATTGCAAAGCACTACCAAAGCCGCAGTATCTGCTACTGTTAATGCTGCCCATCAGCACATTGAGATGATTGCCAGAACCTTTGCTGAAACTGGTTTGCGTAAATTGTTTACTGGTGTTCTGAAGTTGGTTATTGAGAATCAAGATAAAGAGCGTATGGTTCGTTTGCGTAATACATTCGTACCTATGAATCCCCAATCTTGGGATGCCAATATGGATGTGATAGTTAATGTTGGTGTAGGTGATGGAACTATTGAAGACAGAATCAATATTCTGAACCAAGTAGCTTTACGTCAGGAAATGTTGATTAAAGAAACTGGTGTTAATAATCCTGTTGTTTCTTTACCACAATATACAAACACATTAACTAAGATGCTTCAGTTGGCGGGCATTAAGGATTCTCAGAATTACTTTAACCAGTTACCTGTTGACTTCCAATTGCCACCACCTCCAGAGCCAAAGCCTACTCCAGAGGAGATGTTGGCTCAAGTACAGGCTCAATCTATTCAGGCTGATATTCAAAAGAAAGCCGCAGAATTACAGTTAGAGCGTGAAAAAACCATGTTAATGGATGATCGTGAGCGAGATCGTATTGAACAAGATGGTATTTTGCGTAGATATGAGCTAGAATTGAAATATGGTGTACAAATTCAAAGTGCGGAAATAAATGCCGCAATGAATAAAGACCGAGAATTAATCCGTCAACAAGCTGCAATGAATAATCAACAGCCCCAACCGATGATGTAAATGGATGATCTAGAAATTAACCTCGCAAGAGGAGACAGAGCAAAACTTCTACTTGAGGATGAACTTCTCAATGAAATGCTCAAAAGAATTGAAGACGATTGTTATCGTGAGATTCGTTCTTCCAAACTAATGGAAGGACCAGTTAGAGAGCAAGCTTACTTGCTTCTGACAACAGTTGATATTCTGAGAGCAAAGTTACGCTCTGTTATGGATACAGGCAAGATGGCAGAAGTTGCCCTTGTACGTAGACGGGGTAGACCCCCAAACAAATGATTGTTAAACTAAGAGGTAAATATGTCCGATAACGCAAACGCAGTCGGTTCGATTACAGTTAATCAAGCAGCGCAAAGTTTTGCTACTATGCTAGACGCTCAAGAAGGCGTTGACACTGGTGCAGAGGCGCAACCAGAGGAGGAGCAATCCGAATCTGAGTCTGAGGAAGTGGAATCTGCGGAATTGCAAGAAGAAGCAGAGGAATCTTCCGAGGAAGTAGAAGGCGAAGAAGAGGAAGCTGAAGAAGAAGCTCCTAGGGATGAGAAGTTTGTTGTCAAAGTTGATGGCAAAGAAATCGAAGTCCCAAAGGATGAACTTATCCGAGGCTACCAACGTGAAGCTGACTACACACGGAAAACGCAGAAACTGGCAGAAGAGCGAAAATTAGTCGAGTCTGAGTTTCAGCAAGTACGTGGAGAGCGTGAACAATACTCTCAGATATTAGGACAATTACAGCAAAAACTGCAAGAGTTTGAGCCGCAAGAGCCTGATTGGAACCGATTAGAAGTTGAAGACCCAACTGAATATGCCCGTCAATGGACATCACATCAGCGTAGGCAGCAACAGAGATATGCGGTACAAGCAGAGCAAGAGCGTCTTAACCAAATGCGTCAAGCTGAACTACAGAAGAATTTGCAACAAGTTATGGCTACCGAGGTGTCTCGGTTGAAAGAGAAAATTCCAGAATGGAGTTCTCCTGAAAAAGCCAAGGCAGAAGGCAAAGCTTTGTTAGAGTATGGTCAGAATTTGGGCTTTTCAGAGCAGGAACTGAATACGATTACGGATTCACGGGCATTATTGGCGCTTCACAAGGCGTGGAAATATGACCAGATGATGAGTAAGCGTCCAGAATTCCAAGCAAAGATTAAAAAGGCTCCGAGGATGGTCACTCCTGGTTCAGCAGGTAGCGTGAGTTCTAAGTCGAGTGATATAAATAACGCAAAAAAACGCCTTGCACAAACTGGAAGCGTCAGAGATGCCGCATCCCTTTTCGAGAAATTTATTTAAGGACCTATCATGGCTGCTATTACAAACACATACACCCGCTTTGATGCGAAGGGTGTTCGGGAAGATCTTTCAAATGTGATCTATCAGATCTCACCAGAAGAGACTCCATTTATGTCAAACATTGGACGTGAAAACGTATCCAATACTTTCTTTGAGTGGCAAACAGATGATTTAGCCGCTGCAAGCACAACTAATGCACAGATCGAAGGCGATGACATCACTTCTTTCACAGCAGTTACTGCCACAGTTCGTTTGGGCAACTACACCCAGATTAGCCGTAAGGACGTAATCATTGCTGGTACGTTGGAAGCTGTTGACAAGGCAGGCAGACGCTCAGAATTGTCCTATCAAATGGCCAAAAAATCTGCGGAAATTAAGCGTGATATGTGTTCCACAATGTTGGCTAATCAAGCTGCCGCTGCTGGTTCTACATCTGCCGCCCGTAAGTCTGGTGCTTTGTTGGCCTTCTTGAAGACCAATACTAACGAAGGTACTGGTGGTGGTGATCCTTCATACACTACTATCCCTGATGCAGCTCGTACAGATGCCACAACAACTAACTTGCGTTCATTCAGCGAAGCATTGCTGAAAGACGTAATTCAGAAGGTATGGACAGAAGGCGGCTCACCAACTATTGTTATGGCTGGTCCTGTTAACAAGCAGAACTTGTCTAAGATGGCTGGTATTGCTTCTAGCCGTTTCAACATCAATGGTGGTGCTAAACCCGCTACTTTGATTGGCGCAGCAGATATTTATGTTTCCGATTTCGGTAACGTGAGTATTGTTCCTAACCGCTTCCAACGTGAGCGTGATGTTTTTGTGCTTGATCCTGAGTACGCATCAGTTGCTTATCTGCGTCCTTTCCAGACAGTTGAACTGGCTAAGACAGGTGATGCCGAGAAGCGTATGCTCTTGTGTGAGTGGGGCCTGAAGATCAAGAATGAGAAAGCTCATGGCGCAGTCTATGACTTGAACTCAACAATTCAGACCTAATCTGAAGACAAAAGGGTGGGCTAATAACCCACCCTTTTTTTATATGCACACAAAACTATTTGATATAAATACTGAAACTGGTACTCGCAAGATGTGGCATTACGATGCCGAGAAAGACGAAGCTACCATTGAGACAATTATTGATGCGACTCAGATAGTCTCTGACAACAAAGACAGATTTAATTCATTTGATGAGAAGGCTAATTGGAAGGGTGATATGCACCATGTTGCATCCATTCCTATGGCATTGTTTTATCAAATGAAAGCCGAAGGCAAACTTGATGACCAAGCTTACATGAAGCGTTGGTTAAATGACCCTGATAATCGTGCATTTCGCACAAGACCTGGAGAAGTTTAATGGATAGTAAGACCATTGGAATTTTGGTTCCAACACGGGATTTTGTTAACTCTGGATTTGCTTTTGATTTAGCTAGGCTAGTTGGATTTACTGTAGGTACAACAAATCACAAGGTAGTGATCTACACTAGCTCTGGCACTTTATTGTCAGCACAACGTCAGGATTTGGCAAGGGATGCAGTAGCGGCTGAATGTACGCATACCATTTGGTTAGATAGCGATATGAGGTTCCCAAAGGACTCAATTATTCGCCTGTTAAAGCATGACACGGGTATTGTGTGTGGAAACTATGCCAAGCGTAGATTTCCTACAGAACCTATTGCGGTAAAGAAAAATACCCCAGATATGGATGCAACATTTATCAATCGGGTATATACTGATGACGATTCAACAGGACTTGTTGAAGTAGACTACTGCGGGATGGGCGTAATGCTTGTCAAATCCGAAGTCTATAAATCTATGGAATATCCTTGGTTTGCTATCCCTTGGGTTCCTGCTGCGGAAGACTACATTGGTGAAGATGTATGGTTTTGCCGTAGAGCCGCCCAGAATGGGCATAAAACATATGTGGATCAAGATCTTTCTAAAGAGATCTTCCATATTGGAACATTTGAGTTCAAACATGAGCATACACTAGCGTGTAGGGATGTAGAAAATGGCACTTGATACT